CTCGCACACATCGCCAACACACTCCGCGCCCGCGCCCAAGCAGCACTCCACGGCGGCCCCGATGCGTGAACCCGACGACCCCATCACCCAGCTCGCAGCCGCAGCCGCCCACCTCCACGAGCTCTACTGCGCGTACGTGCAGGCGGGGTTCTCCGAGCAGCAGGCCCTCTACCTGGTCGGCCAGATCGTCGCATCCGCGGCCCGCGGGCCGGCCGCATAACCCCAACCAAGATCAACAACCGAAGACCCGGGCCCCGCCGGGCCCGCCCACCCGAGGGAGGTGACCGGTGGCGGCCATCAAGCGCATCTGGCGAGAAGAACTCCACCCCCGCGACCGCCACGGACGCTTCACCAGCGGCAGCGGCGACTCCACACCCTCCACCCCCGACATCACCACGCCCACCCCGCCCACGCCCGCCGACGTCTCCCGCATGGCCGACAACGCCATCCGCCGCGCCACCGGCCGCGGAGGTGTCACCCGCCGCCGCGAACGCGGCATGCCCGACACCATCTCCACCCAGCGCATCCCCCTCACCGAAGGCACCGTCATCAGCGTCGAGCGCACCGCCGACGGCCGCACCTCAATCGTTCACAACGGCCGCCGCACCGAGCTCACCGACCAAAGCGCCAAAAAGTTCGCCGGCGAGCTCGACCTCGCCGTTGACTGGAACCCCGGCGACTACGAAGACATCCCCGGCGTCGGCCGCATCACCAAAACCAGCGGCGGCTACCAGCTCGACTTCGACAACGGCGACAGCATCACCCTCAACCGGCGCGAATCCATCAAGCTCCTCCGCGCGGTCGAACAAGCACCGGCATCCAGCCGCATCGAAACCGGCGCCGGCCCGCTCGACACCTTCATCGCCGACCGCAACATGCTCGGCTTCCGCCACCTCGGCGACGACGGCCGCCCAGTCGAAGTCACCTTCAACAAGCCGTCCGCCGACAAGATCAAAAACGCCTACGACCAGCTGCTCGACGACATCGACATGGACATCAACGACGGGACCCGCAAACCCGTCTACGCCAAGGAGATCAGCACCAACGTCGGCCGAGTCCGCATCGAAATCACCGGCCCCGGCAAGGGCGACGGCCCAGACGACGTCACCTACATCATCCCCACCGAAGGCAGCGACTGGGGCATAGCCATCACCGGCCCCAACTCCTACACCTGGTACCGCGCCATGGGCAACGTCCGAGAAGAACTCGGCTGGAACTAAGGGAGGCGACGAATGCCCCAGCCGTACCCCGGCCAAAACTGGCGCCACGGTTGGATCCCCCTCACCCCAGCCGCCGCCCTCAACAAAGCCAAAAAAGGCCCCCGCCCCAAGCGGAACCCGCGGATCACCCAGGCCGCCGCCGAAGCCGGCGACATCCTCCGCCGCATGCGCGAACAGGACGCCACCCGGGCCCGGCGCCGCACCGTCACCCACGTGGTTGACACCACGCCCACCCGGCGCAGCACCGGCGGGCCCAGCCCCGCAACGCCCAGCCGCCGCACCAGCACCAGCGCGCCGGGCACCGGCCGCCAGGCAGACCAAGCGATCCGCGCCGCCGCAGGACGGCCCACCCCCGCCCAGCGCACCACCACAAGGCAGGCGCCGACCACTCCCCAGCCGCGCACCACTGAAACCGGGCGGCGCACCACCCAGAAGCGCACCGCCACATCAGCCGCTGCGCAGCAGGCGCAGGCGCCCAGCCAGCCCCGCCGCGCAGCCACACCAACTTCGGCCCAGGAAACGGCAAGCGCGGCGGCGACGCCCACCACCCCGGACACCCCGCGCCCGCCCTCGGTCGAGCGCGCCATGGACGACATCCGCAACGTCTACTACGAGATCGCGCCCACCAACGCATTCGGCAGGCCCAGACCAGTCTCGCTCACCGAACTACGCGACCGACTCCCCAACGACCTCACCAGAGAACAAGTCGACCAGGCACTCGCCCGGCTCAACCTCGAGCCGAACGTGTTCATCGTCCCCGAGTCCAACCAGAAGATCCTCACCCGGCGCGATCGAGAAGCAGCAGTCAGGATCGGCGGCCAGGACAAACACTGGATCGAGATCGAGCCCACCGGCGACGAGCCCACGCCACGCCGCCAGGCAACGCCTACCGCGGGACGCCCACCGGCAGCAACGCCCACCACCGGCAACCCGGACGTCTCACGGCAGGCCGACGACGCGATCCGCCGCGCAGCAGGCCGCACACCCACCGCCCAGCGGCGCACCGAGCAGCGCACCGCGGAGCGGACCACGGCCCAGCAACCGGCCGAGCGGCCCACACAGCCGCAGGCACCCCGGCCCGCCACACAGCAGCCGCGGCAGGAGACCACGCCCACCACGGCAGCACCCACCCGGCCGAGCGGCGACGGCGCCGGCGCGCCCGTCACCGGACGCCTCTCCGACAAACCCATCGCCCCCAACCGATGGGGCGTCGCCGCCGCCACCGGCAACGAAATCGTCTACCACGACGACGGAGCCATCGGCACCGCCATCCGCAACATGGGCGGCGACGCCCGCATGGACGTCGACGGCGAGCCGCTCGCCAACGTGCTTGGCAGGCTCGCGACCGACGCCGTGGCGGGCCGCAAAACCACCCAGGAAATGCTGGACGCGGTCAAGAACATCCGCGACCGCCTCCCCCAAGGCTCCGCCGCACGCCAAGAACTCGACCGGGCGATCATGAAAATGGACGCCCCCGACACCCCGGCACCCCAAATCCCCGCCGGCACACTCGCACCCCTGCGCGAGCTCGCCCAAGCCCTCCACCGCGTCCCCGCCGTACGGCGCGAACCCGACCTCGAACTCGAACCGCTCATGCGGCTCATCAACGACTTCGCGGCCGGACGCACCGGCGGCCGACGCATCCTCAACCAAGTGCGCGCCCTCGCCAACAAACGGCACGAGTCCATCGAGGGCAAAGCCGAGATCGACCGGCTCGTGTTGAACGCGCTCCGGCAGCTGGAGCAGATGCAGCAGGCCGACCGGCGCGCCCTCTACCCACCCACCAGCAGGTAACCCCCCAACCCGTAGGGAGGTGCCGCATGGCCGACCCCAACCCGGCCGACCGCAACCAGCTGAAGCGGTACTGGACCCAGCCCGGCCAGCCGGGCTACATCAAGATCCGCTGGCACACCGACGGCGACTGGACCCGATGCCACCGCCACCTGCGCAAATACGTCGGCGACTCACGCGCACGGCGCATCTGCGCGCAATGGCACTTCGAAGTCAACGGGTTCTGGCCCGGCAGCAAGCTCAACCGGCCGGGCAAGTGATGGCGAGCGGACGCTGGGCCGGCTCAACCCGCCGGGCCCGACTCCCCAAAGACTGGCCGAAACGCCGCGCCGCCGTACTCAAACGCGACAACGGCGTATGCCACGTCTGCCACGGGCCCGGCGCCGACGCCGTCGACCACATCATCCCCGGGGATGATCACTCCCTCGAAAACCTGGCGCCGATACATGACCGGGTGTGGCCACACTGCCACCGCCGCAAATCCGCGTCTGAGGGCAGCCGCGCAGCCCAGGCCAAGCGCATCCCGCGCCGGCGTCCGGAGGAGCCACACCCCGGACTCATCTGACCCGAAATCTTGGCCGCAAGCCCCGTCCTTCAGGGCGGGGTTAGGCCATCCCTAGAGTGGTCTGCGCTGCTGTTCGATGTACTGGCGGATGATCTCCAAGGGTGCGCCGCCGCAGGATGCGGCGAAGTAGGACGGCGACCACAGGTGTCCGTGCATGATGTGCCGGTTCATGTGGCCGGTGAACTCCTTGCGCAGAAGTCGGGCCGAGACGCCTTTGAGGCTGTTCACCAGCTTTGATATGGCGACCTTTGGCGGATAGTGCACCAGTAGATGCACGTGGTCGTCTTCCCCGTTGAACTCGACAAGATCAGCCTCGAAGTCGGCGCACACGTCCCGCATGATCTGCTCGCAGCGCTCAAGGATCTCGCCGGTCAGCGCTCCGCGCCGGTGCTTCGTCACGAAGACCAAATGGACGTGGAGCGCTGAAACAACGTGTCTGCCGCGCCTATAGTCGGAATCATTCGCCATAGACCAAATGCTAGACTGGGTACCGTGCAGCTTCGGTACAACTTCCGCCTCTACCCGACAGCCGGTCAGCGCGCCGCGTTGGCCAAGGCGTTCGGGTGCGCCCGGGTGGTATTCAACGACGGGCTGCGCTTACGGCAGGAAGCCCACGCGGCCGGGCTGCCGTACATCAAGGACGCCGACCTGCAACGCCAGGTGATCACCGAGGCGAAGAAGACCCCGGAACGCTCCTGGCTGGGAGAGGTGTCCAACGTCGTGCTGGTGCAGTCGCTCAACGACCTGCACAAGGCGTACCGGGCGTTCTTCGCCTCGGTAACGGGCAAGCGCAAGGGGCCGAAGGTGGCCCCGCCCCGGTTCAAGTCGAAGAAGGACAACCGGCAGGCGATCCGACTCACCCGCAACGGCTTCAGCATCCGCCCAAACAGGCGGCTGTACGTGGCCAAGGTCGGCGAGATAGAAGTCCGCTGGTCCCGTGCTCTGCCTGCCGAACCGTCGTCGGTAACGGTGGTCAAGGACGCGGCCGGACGGTACTTCGCGAGCTTCGTGGTAGAGGTCCCCGGCGAGCCGCTGCCGGAGACGACGGGTGAGGTTGGGATCGACCTGGGCCTGTCGCACTTCGCCGTGCTGTCGGACGGCAGGAAGATCGACAATCCGCGTTTCATCCGCCGAGCCGAACGCCGCCTGCGCAAGGCGCAAAAGGCACTGTCCCGCAAGCAGAAGGGCAGCGTGAACCGGGCCAAGGCCCGGGCCAGGGTCGCCAAGCTGCACGCCAAGTTGGCCGACGCGCGCCGGGACTGGGCACACAAGCTTTCCACGCAGATCATCCGCGAGAACCAAGCGGTATACGTGGAGAACCTTTCTGTGTCCGGGCTCGCGCGCACGAGACTGGCCAAGAGCGTGCATGACGCGGGCTGGTCGCAGTTCGTCGCCATGCTTGAGTACAAAGCGGCCCGGTACGGGCGGACCTTCCACCAGATCGACCGCTGGTTTCCCAGCTCGAAGCTATGTTCCGCATGCGGGACGCTACAAGAGTCGATGCCGCTGAACGTCCGGGAGTGGACTTGCCCGTGTGGTGCGGTCCACGACCGGGACGTTAATGCTGCAAGGAACATCCTCGCCGCCGGGCGGGCGGAGAGGTTAAACGCCTGTGGAGGGACCGTAAGACCCGCCGCCTAGCGGAGGGCAGGACCCGGTGAAGCAGGAAGCCACAGAAGTGCCGCACGCGCGGCACAGGCTGAATCCCCGGCCTTCAGGCCGGGGAGCGCGTCAAAAAGATCAACCCTTCCGAAATCAACACCACAAGCTGGCGGGTCGCCTGCACCCCACAAGACAACAGGCCGCACAGCAGACGGCCCGCCATTCCCAGCCCTAACAAAGGCGTAGCGTGACAGAACAGAAGATCGGCCACATCATCGACGGCCTCGGCCTAACCCTCGACCTCGGCGAAGGCGACCTCATCGCCTCAGCAGTCGTCCTCTGCAAGATCATCAAGCCGGACGGTGAGACGGTCTTCGGCTTCGCACACTCCGAAGGCATGTGCTGGATCGAGTCGATCGGCCTGGTCACGATCGGCGCCGAGATGATCAAGCAGGGCTATGTAGAGACCTTGGCCGACGACGAGGAGCCCTGACGCTCGAGCAGGCGTGCCGGCGCGGCCTCGCCTCCGGCCTGCTGCGGCACACCTCGACCAAGATCGCTTGCAGGTCGGCCGATCAAGATCGTCTAGTCACGCTCGACCAAGATCATAAACCGGCTCGAGCGACCAAGATCAACACCGCGGCGCGCCGTGCGCACGCCTGTGTACATATGGGTGGGTATGCCCCCCTTTGTCCAAATTTTTCTCGACCGGGCCGGTATAGCAGCTCGCTGTCTGTACGGGTTGTGAGGTCGCGACACGCTGCGTAATCGGCGTGAGGTGGCATGCCGCGCGCCGAGCTCACCCCTGCCTCACGCAGGACTTTGATCTTGAACCGCTGTGCCCCGGCATGGGGTACGCGGACGTCCCGACATGGGAGGAATCGATGGCACGTCCGAGGGGCCCTGTCCCCAAGCGGAGCGAGGAGCGCCGCCGCCGGAACAAGCCGGAAGGCGGCGAGGTGACCAAGGTTTCTGCCGGTGTGGCCGTTGTGGAGTTCCCGCCGGCCCACGAGGACTGGCACCCGATCGCGCGCGAGTGGTACGAGTCGCTGCAGGTGTCGGGTCAGGCGGTCTTCTACGAGCCGTCCGATGTGGCGACCGCGGTGTATGTGGCGGAGGCCATGTCGCGCGGGCTGCAGGCGCCCCGGTTTTCGGCGCAGCTGTTTGCCGCCGTCTCCTCAGCGATGACCGAGCTGCTGACGACGGAGGGTGCGCGGCGTCGTGCGCGGCTCGAGCTCGAGCGGCATGGTGTTGAGGACGGGAAGCCGGCCAGCGTGCTCGCGTTGGACGATTACCGTGACGCTCTCGGCGGCTGACAACACGACGACTGTTGATCTTGACGCGTTGGAGCCGGTGCGGATCGGCCCGACGTGGCGGCGGGACCCGGATCATCCGAGCGGCTGGTATCTGCCGGAGCGCACGCTCGGGTGGAGCATCGTGATGTGGCAGGCCGAGGCGTTGCAGCATCCCTCGGGCCGGCCGTGGCGGTACACGCCTGAGCAGCTGCGGTTTGTGCTGTGGTGGTACGCGGTTGACGAGGATGGCCGGTGGCTGTTCCGGGATGGCGTGCTGCAGCGGATCAAGGGCTGGGGCAAGGACCCGCTGGTCGCGACGCTGGCGGCGACGGAGCTGGTGGGGCCGTGCCGGCTGGACTCGTCGGGGCGGACGGTTCGGGACCCGTGGGGGAATGAGCATCCGGCTGGTGTGCCGCATCCGGAGGCGTGGATTCAGATCGCCGCGGTGAGCAAAGATCAGAACCGGAACACGATGACGATCTTTCCGGGGATCTTCACCAAGGCGGCGCTTGAGCGGTACCAGATCGACCTCGGCAAGGAGATCATCTACGCGTTCAAGGGTGCCCGGCGGATTGAGGCGGTGTCGTCGTCGCCGCGTGCGCTCGAGGGTGGCCGGCCGACGTTCACGATCAAGAACGAGACGCATCACTGGCTCGCCACCAACGGCGGCCATGAGATGGACGCGGTGATCGAGCGTAACGCGACCAAGTCGTCGGACGGTATGGCGCGCGCGCTGGCGATCACGAACGCGTACATGCCGGGTGAGGACTCGGTGGCGGAGCGGGCACGTGAGGCGTATGAGCTGATGGCGGCGGGCCGGGCCCGGGACACGGGTCTGCTGTATGACTCGCTTGAGGCGCCGGCGGAGGCTCCGCTGTCTGCGGAGGCCGCGCCGCGGGTGGTCGAGCTGGTGCGGGGGGATTCGCACTGGCTGGATGTCAACGGCATCGTCCAGTCGATCTTGGACCCGCGGAATCCGCCGAGCCGGTCGCGACGGTTTTGGTACAACCAGATCGTCGCCGCCGAGGACGCGTGGGTCGCGCCGTACGAGTGGGATGCGTGCGAGCGTAAGGACCGGCTGGGGGAG